GGGTTTGAAGTTCAATCCACGAATGGTTTTAGACAGGTACCTGTTCAATGGGGTTCTCCTGATCGTATGGTATCAAATATTATACGACAAAACAGTGAAAATAAACTTTTGTATACTCCTTTTATGGCGGTTCATATTACAACAATTGTCGCATCGCCAGCAAGAAGACAAAGCCCAACATTCGTTTCAACGAAGATGGTTGATGAGCGTGCATTAAACGAAAGTGAGACTGCATATACGGGTGAGTTGGGTGATCGTTACACTGTTTATCGTCATATGCCTGTTCCTTATGATTTCACATTTCAATTGGATATTTGGACAAGTAATACAGATCAAAAAATGCAGTTGCTTGAACAGATTATGATGCTATTCAATCCATCCATCGATCTTCAGACAAGTGATAATGCATTGGATTGGACAGCGATTACATTTGCACAACTAGAAGATACGATTACATGGTCTTCGCGTTCTGTTCCGTTGGGAACTGATGATGCGATTGACGTAGCGTCGATGCAATTTTTGGTTCCGTTTTGGATCAATCCACCTGCTGCTGTTATTCATCGTAAGGCAATTGAGACAATTGTCACCAATATTCGCGCAGTTCAGGATTTGCCAGCAGATGATAGTGATTTCGAATGGGAAAATGGTGATATGTTGGCACAAGATATCATTACACCGGGCAATCATGTTATTCGTGTTGATGGAAACACTATTACATTATTGGGAGCAGGAGGTTCAGAGACCGATCCTAACGATGAGGTGTATCCATGGAAGCCATTGTTGGATAGATACAGCAATTATAGCGAGATTCATGCTAATAAACTCATCATCAAACGCCGTTTTGGCGATCCAGATGGCGTTATTGGTACTTTTGAAATTGATTCAGTAGAACCCAATAAACTTATATGGACAATTGATCCTGATACATTGCCGGGTGAAACACTTGATTCAATTGATGCAATTATCGATCCTACTGTTAAGTTTCCAGGAACTGGACTTCCATCGGTAGCGGTTGGTCAACGTTATCTTATTGCAGAAGATATATTTCGCGGTGGTGATGATGTTAGTGAATTGGGTTTATGGGGCGTGAATGCTAAAACTAATGATATTATTGAATATGATGGATCACAATGGAATATTGTATTCGATAGAGACGGCCCCGATGCAGATAATATACAAATAGTATTAAACGGTTTTTCAGGAAAGCTCTTTAGATGGCTTCCAGAAGATAGAGAATGGCAATTTGCGGTTGATGGTGAATATATGCCTGGAACATGGAAAATTTTATTTGCAGGTGGCGAAATTTGCACATGATATATGATGAAAAAAACCGCTTAATAAATAAATACATATAAGTTATAAAAGATTTGGAAGAGGTATAACAAATGGGAACTTTATTATCTCCTGGTGTTTCAATTTCGGTGACGGATGAGAGCTTTTTTGCCGGTGTAGGCCAAGGCACAATTCCGTTGATCATCATTGCAACACAAACAAACAAACCAAATCCAAATGATACTGACACAACACAGTCTGGTATTGCTCCGGGAACAAGACCGGATCAGGCTGGTAAATTGAACCTTATTACAAGTCAGAGGGAACTTCTTCAGACTTATGGCGATCCTATCTTCTTCACTGAAGCAGGAACACCAAGTCATGGTAATGAGCTAAATGAATACGGCCTTCATGCCGCTATGCAGTATCTTGGAATTGCAGATCGAGCTTGGATTATTAGGGCAGATGTTCCACTGGAAGAATTGCAGCCGATTGATACTGCACCAGTAGGACCACCACCAAACGGAACGTATTGGTTTGATCTGTCGAACACCGAGTTTGGTATTTTCGTGGGTGACCTTGTTCAGTGGAACAATGTTGTACCACTTCAATTAGATTTAGATATCGGTGTTGGCGACAATACGTTGACCGATCCTGGTACAGCATCAGTAGATGGCGATTTCGCTATCGACATCGGCAACAACCTTCTTGGGTTGGTTGAACGAATTTCTGGTGTTTGGTATCGTGTTGGATCACCCGATTGGATTACAGCCAAAGGAACAACAAACCTTGTAGGTGGCGGCACTGGTCCAGCCACATCTGTTTATGCACCACACACTGGTATCCCACCAACAAATACAATTCCTACACCGAATGAAGGACATGTATGGGTTAAGACCACTTCTCCAAATCTAGGTGCTGATTATAAGGTCAAGTTGTTTAATGGAACTACCGAAATTTTCACAGAAATTTATACACCATTATTTGAAACCGAAACAGAAGCTAATACTTTTTATGGTGCTAATCTTGTAGCTGGTAGCCTTTTTGTTGATTACAATGCTTCTAATGGAACACATGTAATTAAGCGTTATGACGGAACTAACTGGATTGAATTGGTTTATGAAGCCAATACTCAGCCACCAACAAGTGATCCTGAAGAGGGAACATTGTGGTATAGTACCGAATTCAAGGTTGACATCATGGTTAGTAACGGTACCAATTGGTTTGGTTATAAAAACCGTTATCCAGCAACCGATAATAATGGTCCTCAGTTGAGTGCTACTGCACCGATCACACAGAGCACAGGCAGTGCGCTTGTTGAAAACGATCTTTGGATTGATACAAGCGACTTAGAAAATTATCCAAAAATTTATCGTTGGAGTTCAACTTCACTTGAATGGGTTTTGGTTGATAATACCGATCAGACGACACCACAAGGTATCGTATTCTCGGATGCTCGTGATCTTGTAACAATCGGTTCTGAAGATCCTGATGATTTCTTGACAACCAATTTGGTTGATGCTGATGCGCCAGATCCATTGTTGTATCCAGCAGGAACATTGCTATTCAATACACGTTATAGCACATTGAATGTTAAGGCTTGGACACCAGATTATACTTATGAAGGCAATCTAGTTGGTGATCGTTGGGTTACAAGCAGTGGTTTGAATACCGATGGTTCACCATGGATGGGCCGTAAGGCACAGCGTCGTGAAGTTGTCCGTGCGATTCAGGAAGTGTTGGTGTCAAATGAAGATATTCGTTCCGAATTTATTTTCTATAACTTGATTGCTACACCGGGTTATTGCGATACAATTGATGAAATGATTACCTTGAATACAGATATTAAGGAAGTCGCATTCATTGTTGGTGATACACCTTCAAGACTTGCACCTAATGGAACAAGTATCCAGAATTATGCAACAAATGCCAATGGCGTTGCACTTAATGGTGAAGATGGTCGTACAGCCGGTGTTAGAAACATCTACGTTGGTCAGTGGTATCCTTGGGGTCTTTCGACAAACGTCGATGGCAACGAAGTTATGGTTCCACCATCAACATTGTCATTGCGCACAATTGCTTTCAACGATCAGGTAGCATACCCATGGTTTGCACCAGCCGGTCTACAGCGTGGTCTAGTAACCAATGCACAGACCGTTGGATACCTAACAGATGAAGGCGAGTTCCAAGAGGTTCAGTTGAATCAGGGACAACGCGATGTACTTTATCTTAATAACATTAACCCAATTGCAGCACGTCCAAACCGTGGTTTGGCTATCTGGGGTCAGAAGACATTGAGTCCAGTAACAAGCGCATTGGATAGAATTAATGTCGCACGTTTGATCAACTACATTCGCTTCAATCTTGATGAAGCAATGCAGCCGTTCTTGTTCGAACCAAATGATGCAGAAACTCGTGAATCTGTAACTGTTACAGTTGAACGTTTCTTGGGTGATTTGCTTGGTAAGCGTGCATTGTTCGATTATGGTGTTCGTTGTGATGAAACGAACAACACTCCGACGCGAATTGATAGAAATGAACTTTGGGTTGACATCGCATTGAAGCCAACTAAAGCTATCGAATTCATTTACATTCCAATTCGTATTCTTAATACTGGCGATCCTATCGACTCGGGTAGTGGCCAGAGTGCCTGATAACTAAATCGGCACAATAATTGTTTAGCGCGAAGAGACCCGGTTCATCCGGGTCTCTTTGTATTTGATTTATATGTGGTTTTAATACATTTCCGAAAAAATGAATAAATACTTATGTTATATAACCCTTTTAAGAGGATAAGAGTATGCCAGGACTTAATAGATTTGGTGTTCCAATTCCAGGCGGTGGTATTAGAGATCGCGGCGGTATTTTGCAGCCAAAGCTAAAATATCGCTTCCGTGTTCGTACAGTTAACTTTGGTCCAAGTAATGATCAGGTTAACCTTACCCAACAGATTATGAACGTCACAAAGCCTAAGATTTCTCAAGAAGAAGTCCAGATTGATAGTTATAACTCCCGTGCATGGGTTGCTGGTAAGCACACATGGGAGCCAATGACAATGGTCGTTCGTGATGATATTACCAATGCTGTAAGTAAGCTTGTTGGTTATCAGATGCAGAAACAGATTAACCATTTTGAGCAAACTGCTCCTGCCGCTGGTACTAACTATAAGTTCACCACAATTGTTGAAACACTCGACGGTGGTAATACTGTTGTTCAGGAAACTTGGACACTAGATGGCTGCTGGTTGCAGAACGTAGATTATGATTCTTTGGATTATTCTGCTGGTGCAGATGTACAGATGATTACGATGACTGTTCGTTTCGATAACGCAACACTTTCGGAAACATTCCCATCATCACCAGACATTACAAATCCAGGTGGTACGTTCATCAACGAGAACAGATAATTACATTTGAAACGAGAGTAATATATGCCGGGTATTCAAACTATTCGCGCTGCTGGCGAGACGCAAAATCTAATTTTGCGTCCGACGCCATATGCGCCTGCTAATTTTGGAATTGATGGTGAATTCTTTACAAACCGTGCGGTTGTTCCGCGCCCACGGTTCTTGTTCTATGCTCGTTTTATAAGACCGTTTGATACGCCATTAACGCAAGACTTTCAAAAACTTAATAGTAAAGAAGATGGTATTGCGTTTCAGATTAAGACAATGGACTTGCCTAAGTTCAATGTTAAAACTGAACAGTTAAATCAGTATAATAAAACACGAATTGTTCAAACAAAAATCGATTATGAAGCCATGACACTTCAGGCGCATGATGATATCAGTGATAGAATGCTAAAGTTCTGGGCTGATTACTATGCGTTCTATTATGCACAAGGTCGTAAGACAAAATTGTCAGATTGGCATGATGATATTGTTCGTAGAGATTTCAATGAAGGTTCCAATGCCGCTGGATGGGGTCTTAAAGGCCAATATGGTGGTAATGGTGGCCCTCATGCGATGCATTATCTCGAAGCAATTGAGATTGTTCGATTTTATGGCGGAAAATTCAATGTGATTACTTTCGTTCTTCCAAAAATTACATCATTTGACCATGATGGAAATGATTATGCTGAAGGTCGCGAAGGAACAGGCATTCGAATGCAGTTTGATTATGAAGGTGTGATATATTCATTGGAAGATCAAGATGTAAATCAAGCAAAATACGAAGGATTGCGTAATCTTCTTGGATTTCGTACAGATTATTATGATCCATTAGGACAAGCTGCAACTCTTGGAACAACGGCTGTTGAAACACAGCAAGGTTTCAAAGGTGATATGTATGCAGGTTTAACTGGACGAAATACATCGAAAGCGGGTAAGAGAATTTTTAATGATGCGACAACCGCCGCTGAAAGTTTTACGGAGTTTGCTGGCAATTCGGTCCTTTCGAATTTAGTTTCTTTTGGAACAGGAGTATTTGGAACAGTAACGGATAGTCTGACTGCGCTTTCAGCCGCATCTGGTATTAATCCACCGGCTGATTTAGTATCCAAGCAAACCGGCGTAACAAATAAGGTTAATCTGTTCGGTACAGAACGCCCATTCAATATTGCTGAACAACTTGGGTTAGCTTCAAATGATATTAATACGGGTATCGATTCAGGGAAGATCGATGAGGCGGCATCTATTTTAACACGTGGTGCTGGTACATCAGAACAGCCATTGGGTAATGGTCTTTCCACGTTGGCTAATCCAAGATCCACGAATGACTTTAGTCGAACAATGGGTAATGCTGCGGCTCTTGCTAAAAATCAGGGGTTGGTTGGTTCTGTTGCCTCCTTTGATGGTACGATAACGCCAACTAGTGCCGATGCTGATGCAATTGTTAACAAATTGCCAAATGGTGATTATCGTTTGACTAATGCTGGTGCTGGTATTATGAATTCATTGCGCGATGTTACAAGTTCGCTTGGTGTTCGCACTGTAAGCAATCCATCCGCAGGTATTAATACTGTAGATTCAGACAAACGTAGTTTGGCAGCACTTACTGGTAAATCTTCTGGTGGATTTAACGATGTTCAGAAGAGACTTTCTGATAATAGTTAGAATAATGATACAGTTGTATGAGAAGTGATAAAAATCCTCTAGAATTTTTTTATAAAATGAAAAAGAAGCCTGCGCTTCAAGCTATACTTGATAATTTAGACAATTATAGTGTTGAAGAGCTTGAAAATATTCATGGTCAGCCACTATGGATACGAAACTGCTTAGTTCAATTGAAAACTCCCGATCTTATATTTACAGATGATAATGCACAAGAAATAGCGGCTATGATGTCTCCACCGGAGCAAGACGATCAACGCGATTTAAAGAAATATGAAGCTCGCCGTTGGATTGGGTCTGATTGGGATATGCCTTGTGGTGTATCTGGCGGAATGACAATTGTTGTTAATACTGGCGATCTTTTTTTCGTTTGGGGACAAGGTAAAGTTCAACTGTCAAGCTCTATTTCAAGATTGAACCATCAACAATGGAATTATTTTGTAAATAATAGTGAACATATTGATTTTATGACGAAAGTGGACTTCGCAGATTATCAAAGTAAGCAATTATCAGGTAAAATGCCCGCAGAACAATCTCAAGCAGTTCAAGATTTCGTAAATAATCAAGCATCAACAGTTAAAAATTCGGATCAAGGATTTGCAATTGTTAGACATGGGATAACATACGGTGGCGAAACGAAATAAATGGGCTAAGGGTGAATTTACACCTAAGAATCCAAAGAAATATATAGGAACATACCCGATTGTTTATAGATCGAGTTGGGAATTGGTTCTTATGAATAAACTTGATAGCCATCCTAATGTTATTCAATGGGCAAGTGAAAGTATCAAGATACCTTATTGGAACCCATTTAAAAAGGGTATGCCTGGAA